ATAATTGAAGGAGTGGCATCGGCAATAACAGCATTAGGTGAATTTCAATTAGTGTTAGCAAATTTAGCAGCTAACTTAGATATTATCTTACCTAATATGACACTCTCTTTTGTGAAATTCGCAAATTCTATTAGTGCTATGATTCCTATGTCAGGGGTTTTTGCAGATGCTATTGAACTTGGAATTATAAAAAAACAAGCTGAATTACAATTAGAGTTAGGTAAAAGTGTTGAAGCTAATACTAAATTCAGAGATAAGATGCTTTCAGTCGCACAAGAATTGCTTGGATTAAAAATTACTCTTGATGATATTACTGATTCATATAGTAAATACAACGAAAAAACAAAAGAACAAGCTAATGCTATGTTTGATACTATGAATCCATTAACAGCATTTAAAAATAATTTAGCAGATGTTGATAAGACACTAGATCAGATTGCTGTAAGCTCAATGAAAAAATTTGAAGATAGTATTGTAAATGGTTTACAAACTGGAAAACTTGCATTTAAAGATTTTGCAACTTATGTAGTAGAGCAGTTAATAAGAGTTGCAATACAACAACTTATTATAGCTAGATTAATTGATCCATTTAGAACTATGTTGTCAGGTGGTAAGTTGGGTTCTTTAAGAGAATATAATCAACTTACAGATGGCGATACTTTGTTTAATGGTGATGGTGGTGGTTATACAGGCATGGGTGTTAGAGCAGGTGGTATAGATGGTAAAGGTGGTTTTCCAGCAATACTTCATCCAAATGAAACTGTTATAGATCATACAAAAGGACAAGGTATGGGTACTACAGTCAATTTTAATATATCTACAGTTGATGCTGCTGGTTTTGATCAGTTATTAGCTTCAAGAAAAGGTCTGATAACTAGCATTATTAACAATGCAATGAACAATCAAGGTAAGATGGGAGTTGTATAATGTCAGGTGCTTTTCCAACAAATCCATTATTTAGAGCCTTAAATTTTCAAGATAATAGACCAACTCTACTAAATCAAACACTATCAGGTAAAAAGCAAGTTAGACAAATAGGATCACAATACTTTTCATTTACAGCACAAATGCCACCAATGCAACAAGAAAAAGCTATGGAAATATTTGCATTTCTACAAAAGCAAAAAGGTTCTTTTGAAGATTTTACAATCCAAGCACCATTAGATAATTTAGGTGCATCAAAAGGTGAAACTGATATATTAGTTAATGGATCACATACTGCTGCTGATGGTTCTATTGCACTTGATGGTTTTACAGCAAGTACAACTGGTGCTTTAAAAGCAGGTGATTTAATTAAGTTTGCAAATCATTCGAAAGTTTACATGGTGCAATCAGATATTGATTCTGATGGATCAGGTGCATTGACTGTTCTAATATCACCAAATTTAGTAGCTGCTCTAGCAGATAATGAAGCTGTAACTGTAAATAAACCAAGTTTTACTGTATATCTTGAAAATAATGAAATTATGTATTCAACAGATGCTAGTGGTTTATATACTATTTCATTTGATGTTAGAGAGGTTATTAGCTAATGCCAAGAAGTTTATCAACAGCTTTACAAACACAAGTATCATCAACAGCAACCAAAACAGCTTTTTTGGTTGAGCTTAATTTATCATCAACAGTAAGACTTACTGATTACTATACTGATGTTACATTTGATTCTAATACTTATACTGCTGGTGGTTCTTTTCTTACAGTAGATTCAACATCTGAAACAGGACAATTACAAGTAGATGAAGTAAATATTGCTTTTTCAAATATAACAGATCAGGTCAGGTCTTTAGTACAAAGTGGTGAATTTACAGATAAAGAAGTAGAAATACATCTTGCTTACTTTGATACAAATGAATCTATAGTAGGTGCTATAAATTACTTTACAGGTCAAGTAAGAAATGTATCTATAAAAGAAAATATAGATGATTCAACGCTTACATTAGTTGTTGCTTCACATTGGGCAAATTGGAATCTAACTAAAGGTAGACATTTTTCTGATGAATCTCAACAAGCATTTAGTAGTGGTGATAAAGGCATGGAGTTTGCAACACAAGTAAAAGAAGATGTTAGGTGGGGACAATAATGGGATTGCTTAGTGGTATTAAGTGGTTTGTTGGTGTAATAAAAGCATCAAAAGCATTCAAAGCTATAAAAATAATTGGAACAATAGTAACACTTGCAGTTGGTGTTAAAGGTTTTTTACAAGCAAGACAAATGTTAGCACAAGGTCAAGATATACTTGCTAATAAAACATCTGCTGGTGGTAAATTACCAGTCATATACGGAACACGTAGAGTTGGTACACAAATAATTTACATGGACACTAACGCTAACGATTCAAGAGATTTATATGTTGTTTATGCTTTAGCAGTAGGTGAATGTGAAGAAATACTAGGTAAAACAATAGAACTAGATGGAAATCCACTTACTGATTCTGCTAGATTTAGAGATGGTGGTTATATAGGTTCAGATAAAATAAGTTCAGGTTCAGGATCATTAAATACTGTTTCTCAAAATGGTACAGGTGTAGATGCAGGAGCAGGACAATTTGGCACTTCACCTACATCTAAGTATAGATATGTTTTTAATTTACATCATGGAGCTGCTACACAAACTGCAGATCCAATGCTTGTTGCATCTATGTCTAATTGGACTACAGCACATAAATTAAATGGTGTTTGTTATATAGCAGCACATTATGGTTACGATAAAGAAGGTATTTGGTCAGGTGTTCCACAACTTACAGTACAAGTCAAAGGAAAAAAAGTTTTTGATCCAAGAGATGCTGGACAAACATTTGGAACTGTATCTACCTATGAGTGGTCTGATAATCCTGCATTATGTTTTTTAGATTACATAACAAATACTGAATATGGCAAAGGATTGCCGATAGCTAAAATAAATACAACTACATTTTCTACTGCTGCTAATATTGCTGATACTTTAGTTGATCAAGAATTTTTTAATGGTTCACCACAAGCTCTTACATGGAGTGGTAGTAATGGTGATGATTTTATTAGTGTTTTAGGAACAAATGCTAACAGAGATTGGTTTCAAAATAAAATTGGTGAACAGATAACCTTAGTAAATTCAGGTGGCACTACAATATTAAATGGTATAAATATAAAAGATATAAGAAGAGATGAATTTTTTGATGCAAGTGAAGATTATAGGGTTTATGTTGATGCAACTCTAGGTGCTGATTATTCTTCTAATACAGGAACTTACTTACTCAAAGTAAAAAGATTCCATTGTAACGGATATTTAGATTGCAATAAAACTGTTATGGAAAATGCAAAAGAGTTACTTGCAAATATGAGAGGTATATTTTTGTATGTTAATGGTAAATATGAATTACAGATAGAAGATACTGGTTCATCTACATTTAGTATTACAGATAATCATGTTATAGCTGATGCAGGTATAACTGTAGATTATGGAAATAAGGATCAACGAGCAAATAAAGTAGTAATAGAATTTTTTAATGCTAATAAAAAATATGAATTAGATACTGCAACTGTATTACATTCTGCTACGACTGATTCTAATGATTTTACTTCTGATGATGGTAATGAAGAATTAGAGGTAAAAGCAGAGTTTCCTTATATTAGTGATCCGTATATTGCACATAATATGGGTAAGGCAATATTAACAAGAAGTAGGAATCAAACAACAATACAGTTTTTGGGAACTCCTGAAATGTATAAATTAAATGTTGGTGATATAGTTGATTTTAATTATGCAGGATTAGGATTTAGTAGTAAAGTATGCAGAGTAGAAGCATTAGAGCTACAATCTGATGGTTTAGTTTCTGTAAATTTAATTGAATATTTTGATGTATATACTTGGGAAGTACCACCACAAGAACCATTAGAAGAACTTGCAAACTTACCATCTGCTTATGCTGTAAAAGCACCAACAGGTTTAGCATTTACTGATACTGATTCTAGTTCTACAGGTAGACCTTTTTTAGCTTGGAATGAACCAACTGATTTTCCTAATTATCAATATAGAGTAAATGTTGTAGATTCTTCAGGCAATCAAGTTTTAAATAAAATTGTTGACATAGAAAATGTTGATCTTATGTTTATACCAAAAGGTACAAACTATGTCGCAAGTGTTTCATCTTTGAATCCATTAGGAAGTGAATCAACTCCAGCTACACTTACATTTACAGTTGGAGATGAACCAACAGTAGCTACAGATATTAAAGATGGTTCAATCACAAGTAGTAAGATAGCAGATGATGCAGTAACTACAGCAAAAATTATAGATGATGCTGTTACAAATGCGTTGATAGCTACAGATGCAGTAAACCAAGATAGTATTGCAGCTAATGCTGTAACAGCTTCAGAAATAGTTGCAGGTACAATCACCACAACAGAAATTGCTTCATCTACAATAGTTTCAGCTAATATAGCATCTAATACGATTGTTGCAGGAGATATAGCTTCAGGAACACTTACATCTGCATCAGGTGTTTTTGGAACAATATCTGCTGATGATGTTACTACGGGTACTCTTAATGCAAGTAATGTAGCTGTTACAAATCTAAATGCAGACAACATTACAACTGGTACTTTAAATGCAAATAACTTACAAATAGATGATGTCACTATTGATACAGATGGTAGT